CGTGCCAAGTATTGCCTTCTTCATTTAATAATAGATTATTAATTCTAACTTTACCTGTACCGTTTGCACGAATTACCAAGTCTTCGTTAGAGTTAATTGTTTGAATTACATTGTCACCTAATTGTATTGTTCCAATGTTTGCATAATTTGAATCTAATGCTTTCCAACGTTTGCTAGGAGAACCTAATCTATATGTATCACTTACATCAGGTAAAATGTCTGATATAATGTCTGCATTAAATTTAACAGTATCAGTGTTTGTATCACCTAAATTAATATTTCCGCCAGCAGTAATATTTCCTGTTGCGTATAAGTTACCAGTAACGTTTGTGTTACCTACTAATTCAATAGTACCTGTTCCGTTTGGACGTAACTCAATAGGTGCATTAGAATCTAATGTCGTAATATAGTTGTCATTTAATTCTAATGAATCTACATGAATTTTTGAATGATAAATTACAGGGTCGTTACCTGCTGGAATAAGTGAAATGGTACTTAGGCTAGAACGAATTTCGTTCCCTTGCATTTCTAAGTTACCTATTTGTAATAAACCTTGTGTTGGATTTTGATTGGCCGGACCAACTTGTAAATTGTCTGTATAAATTTTACCCGCTACTTGAAAATCATGTGTAGGAGAAGTAGTCTTGATTCCAACTCTACCGTTGTTAACATCTAGATATAATAAGTCTGTTTCGAAAGCCAAATCCACACCATTACGTATGAGATTTGCCTTAAGCAACGGACCCGAAATACGACCGACGGCCATTGTTTATTCTCCTTTAAGCGGGCATCCTGTGCCTCTAACCACCTTACATAGCGGGTTAACCACTGTTTGTACTTGCAACAAAATGGTCGTTATTATTGCAATTAATGTTATTTAGTCTGTTTTGGAAAAAGGATTGAGATAGATATTAATTAACTTAATATACTACCGTCGTAACCGTGTATAACTGTTACGTCTTTGCCGAATGGCACTGGAGAATCAAAGCGTACACTTTTATTACCTGATCCTTGCACAAGTGTATAGTTAACATCAGGAATCTGTACAACGTTTTCAACTAGTACTAGAATATTTCCTGCTTCTAATGGAGTAGGATTTAAAGGACCAAAGTCTGTTATACTTGCATCACCTGTTCCTAAGTTTTGAACTATAATTTTGCCTGGTCTATTTGTTCTAATTTGTTCCCAAGCATTATCAACATAAACTTCTAGTTCATTTAGTGTTGTATTATATCTAAGAGTTCCATTAACAGGTGCCGAAGATCGATCTTCTGTAGTTCCCGAACCTAATGTTAATCCTGATTTGGATCCTTCAAAAGATACCACACCGTTAATGTCAACAAATACACTTTTGTCAACAATAAATTTACTTTTAAGTAGTGCTTGTTTTACAAATCTCATTGTATTACACCTGTATAGTTGAAATCATAAAACTAATTGTTGCTGGTGATGTTGTCTGGGCCATAACACGATCACCTGCGTCTAATACAATTCGTTCTGAATCCATTATAAATGTTTCGCCTGCAGGAACACTCACATTGTGTAATATTTTGTTTGAATCGTTTGCTGAGTCACCGTTTTTTACAATATGCAAATTTAAAAATGTATCAGCATCAGTTAAAACTAAACCTCCGCTAGGAATATTGTCAGTATCAGCATAGTTACAAAAAATCATGGTGGTCACAGCATTACTTCCACTGCTAGTATACAGTGTAGTAAATGTTGCATCTATAAATCCATTTGCTATTGCCATCTTTTATCCTAAAATAATATACTCATTAGTAACGCTTTTTTCTTACTTACAAGTTCGTCTCTTGTACTAGATGTATTTACAAAAAATAGTCCAGAACCACCCACATCTTCGGATTGGACATACAGTTTAATTCTACCAGAATCAGCACTTGGAGGAGCAGGAGTTACAGTTCCTACCAATGATAATACGTCATTTACCACTACTTCTGCTGATCCGTTTGATTCTAAAAATAGGGTGCTGTTTGAATTTGATGGTCTAATAGTTGTTCCGTCAATTTCTAAGTCACCTAATTGAATTTCTTGGTTAGTAAGTTCAAATCGAACCACTCCGTCGACTTCTGCAAATACCCTACTACGTGCATCACCGCTTTGTACATCTTGTGTTTCAACTTTAGTGTTATCACTTCTAATTAATGGAATTTGTACACCACCTGAAATCGCATCGTCAACATATTTTTTATTAACTAAATCGTCATCTTCTAAATTTAATTCATAATCTGTTGTACCACGGATACTTACTTTGGCGTTAGGTGCTTTTGTTCCTAGTAAAACTAAATCTTCACCTGTTGTATTAATTTGATGTGCTTGTATCGATCCTAATGCAGTTCCTACCTTAAACTTAAAAATTCCTGTTCCTGTTGCACCGCCTGGCATAATATAAGTGTCAGTATCGTCAAACAATAGTGTAGCATCATCGCCGGTACCTCTATCAATCTGGATACCTGCAGAACCTAGCGTTACTCCATTACCGGATTCGCCTTGGTTTAGAACAATAATGTTATCTTTAATTGTTAAATTTTCTGAACTAACAGTTGATGTGTTACCAAGTACCGTTAAGTCACCAGTAACAACTACACTACCAGTTTCATTACCAGTGTTTAGTGTTATAGTTCCGTTAGATACTGTTTCGATTGCGTAATCGCCGGCAACTCTTAATACATCTTTAGCCATTTATAGGATCCTTTGTGTTAACACACTTATTTAGTCAAGAGAAAAGGGTAAAGCGAACTTTACCCTTTCCTAGAAACAACTAAAATTATATTGCTGTTAAGCGTAGAATTGTTGTTGTTGAGTCGTCTTGTACAGACCATGTGTATTTGTTATTATCCCAATCATAAGCAAGTCTGCTTGTGATTTTTCTTAAATTTACAGCATTCATTCCTGATGTAAATCCTTGGATAATCATTTCGTCAGCACCTAAAGATCCAATTGCTTTGTTTACTAAAGTACAAACTCCAGTATTCGCACCAACTGTAACTTTAAATTTAGACGAACTTCTTTGATTTACGATAAATCCTTCGCCTTCAGCATTAGCACCAATTTGTGCATATGTACCGATGGACTGATCGTTAGTACCACTTCTTGCACCGAAGTATCTTTTATTAATAGGTCTTCCCATTTGTTTTCTCCTTATATTGACGTTCTAGGTCTACGCTGTGGGTACAGCATAAGTCCAACTTCTGTTGGCCCTTTAACGTAAATGTATTTAGTCTGTTCTAGAAAACAAGTGCATAAGATGTACATTAGCAAAGTCTTTAATTGCACGATTTATTTCTTTGCATTTTTCTTTATGTTTTATTACATAAGAATCTCTATGTGTAGTTCTAATCTTCATTTCAATATCAGAAAGTTTTCTTATTTCAGAACCCATACTTGCACAAAACTTAACAACATCAAAACTAAACTCTGGTGCTGATTTAGATAATTGTCGTATTTGGCTTTCTACTGCTTGCCAATCTAACGAATGTTTAATTTCTTTAATGTCCATATAGATATTTAACAAACGTTTGGTCGTAAAAAAAGGGCGAACCTTTCGATCCGCCCTTTTAAAGTTACTTAACTCTGCTCTCTATTATGAGAATGATACGTTAGCAGAAGTGATTGACACTTTGCCTAAGTAATCAGCCGCATTACCAAGAGATGATGCAGTGTTGTTCAGTTCAATGTAACCGTAACGTGTCATAAAGCCAACTACTGGTTCAAAAGTAGCAGGATCTAGTACAACGCCTGATGACATTAAAGGAATGTATGGGCAGTAGAATGCCGCCGCATCAGCCTCTGAAGAACCTTTGTATCCAACAAGTACTTGATTGTCATCAGCACCTGTGTCAGCCAAGTAAGCGTCAACGAACACTTTCATTGCACCGTTTAATGTACCAACAAACTTAGTGTTAGTAGGTGCTTCGAAAGTACCTTCTGTTGTTCTTGCAAACGCAGAAGTAGTCGCAGATTGTAGGATAGTCAATGCTTGGTTTGAAACCACAGCAAAGTTACCTGCACCACGTCTTGTTCTTTGAGCGATCTTGTTAGCAGTTCTGTTGATTTGAACAGCCAAAGCCGCGTGTTCGTCACCAACAAAAGTAGCAGTACCAGATACAGCCGCTTGGTTGTAAGTTTCTTCAACTGAAGCAAGTGATCTTAATGAAGCAAGAATTTCTTGGTCGATCTCAGAAGTAATTTCCTGAGCAAGAGCGGCCATAATTTCTGCTTCGATATCAATGCCTTGTTGTGCTTGAGCGTCTTGAGCCGCTTCAAAAGTCCAACGAGCAGATAGTTTACGAGTTTTCGCCTCTACTGCTTGTTTTAAAATTTGAATGCTCAATTTTTTACCAGGTGTACCTTCTAACGTTGCAGTCGCATCTGCTTTGTTAGTTGAAGCGTTACCTGAATAGCCTTCAGCAATTTTGAAAGGTGATAGTGCTTCTTCGCCTGCTGTTGCAGAATCGAAAGTTTCAGCATATCTTACTCTCAATGTGTGGATTTGACCCACTGGTCCAGTCATAGGCTGTACACCAACGATTTCGTTAGCAATTACAGTTGGCATTACCCTTCTAATAACTGGTAGGATGACTCTGTTTAGAGTTGCTACGTTACCGGCACTAGTTGCACCACTTGAAGCCGCCTCAGCGAGATACTTGCGAGTGTTCTCGAGAGTGACATCCATGACGCTTTTCTTATGGCCTTGTAGACCCTCTAAGAGAGCGGTCTTAGTTTCGGACCAATTTTCTTTTAGTATGTCTGACATTTTCTGTCTCTCCTTTTAGTTTAATCCCGCTAATCTGCGGAGTTCAATTAAATTTGACTTTTCTTCTGTTACGATTGTGCTTTCCTTATTGCCTGTTACTTCAGACCCTTCGGTTAACGCAACACGTTTTGCTTTAATAGATGTTTTATCATCCATTACCGCTGGAAGGTATTTGTCAAATGCTGTATGCAACTTTTCAGTTGACACAGACTCCAATAGTTCGGACATGATTTCTCTCTTGTCTTTCCCTAGTGGCGTTAACAACTCAGTCATCACTGCAACACGTTTTGCTTCGTCTTTGGCTTTTGCAATTTCTTGCTCCTTAGACTCTACTAAATGTTGCTTCTCTGTGACCATTTTCTTAGCCTCTGCTAACTCTTCTTCTTTACTTGCAACTACTTTCATTAACTTCGCAGTTTCTGATTTTTCGTTTAAGTATGAAGATGAATATTCATTAGCAAATGCTTCGAATAGTTTTCTTCCAAAATGGTTCTCTCTAGCACCCTTGATGTCTTCTTTCAATTGTGTGATTTCCTCTGCTAATTTTTTGTTAACAGACTCTTGAACTATTTTAGCCGATTTCTCTATGAAGCGTTGTTTTACTTCATCTAGTTTTACTTTGGCTTCTTTTACAAGTTTTACCTTGGTTTCTGCCAAATCTTTTTTGTCTTCTGCAAACTCTGTGATTTCTTTTGCGAGTTGCTTAACAACAAAGTCTTCAAGTTTTGCAAAGTTTTCTGAAACTTTTTTACGGTCTTCATTAACTTCTGCAATTTCTTTTGTCAATTGTTTAAGAACGAATTCTTTTAACAAATTAGAATGTTCACTTACTTGCTTCTTATATTGGACTCTTGCTTCAGCAAGTGCCTTTTTATCTTCGGCAAATTCAGCGATTTCTGATGACAATTTCTCGGAGACCATGCGATCAAGTGCTTCGACCATGTTTTGCTTATCATGTTCGTAGCGTTTCGCAAACTCCTCACGAAGTTCAGCAGTAACACTGTTTTTGTTCTCTTTAACTTTTTCGTTCCATGCTTCCTCTAGAGAAGATCTTACTTCCTCACTTAGGATGCCTGTTTCAAAAAGTTTATTAAAAACATCACTCATTGGCTTCTCCTTATTGTTACTGCAAGCCTTTTATGACTCGTAGTATCTGTTCTTTGAGATACTTTTGTGCCTTTTGATCATTGCTGATCTCATGCACCGACCTCATCGCACTATAACCACCTCTAGTATTCATGATGTGTTCATAGATTGGTGTAGGGTAGGCTCCCGGTGCACTAGGTTGTGCTACCACATCAACTGTGATAATTTCGAAATCGCTAACGTGACCATCGCCTTCGTTAACATTTCCACTTCCTCTGCTGGATACACCTAATTTAACTCCGCTTTCCAGCATTGTTTTTACCAAGTTACCCATAGGAGTAGGCAAGATTTTCATCTTGCCGTACCCATTAGGACCATCCATCCACATATCTGTAATCATGTGGCTAACTCTGTCCAAGTTTACTTTCAAATCATCTGGGTGATCTACTTCACCAAGAACCGAATAACCACCGTCAATTTGATCTTTTAGAGTCGATACAGCGTTGCCTATCTCGGAGACAGGGTAGATTCGCTGGTTAGCGTTTTTCACACCACCCTGAATACAGATGCCTTTTAGGTAAAGAGATTTTTTGTCCCCTTCACCTGATGACTCTAACGTGACCTTTGCTTGATCAAACGTTAAGTGTTCTCTTAAGTATAAAGATGCCATTTATGGCTTCCTCCTTAATAAATTATTCAGCACTTTTTACAGATGCTTTTTTAAAAGTGTCGCCTGCTTTTGAACCTGGTTCATTCTCGAAAGATTTTCCCATGTCTTTTGGCTTAACGGCACTACCGCCCTTTTCTTCACCACCTTGTGC